GCCACGCGGATCAGCCAGTCCCTTTCGCAGTCCTGCGACGCTGAAACTTTGGCAGGGAGTTCCGCCGACGAGAAGATCGATAGCTGCATCGGGCCAATCCTTAAATTTGGTCATGTCACCGCGATTCGGCACGGTCGGGTAGTGATGGGCGAGCACGGCGCACGGAAACGGCTCAATCTCGCTCACGAAAGCGGTTTTCCAACCGAGCGGATGCCAGGCGCAAGATGCGGCCTCGATGCCGGAGCAGACGGAACCGAAGATCACGATGCCTCCGTATTCAGTGCAGCCAGCGCTTGCTCGACTGTCTCAACGACATGCTTCTCTCCAATCCACATGTCGTGCCATTTCTGTTGGGCCGGCGTCAGTTTCCGATCTGATTTCGGCTTGGTTGGGTCTTTGATTTCCATCACGAAGGTCCGGGTCTTTGTTGCTACCAAGAGGTCGGGGACGCCGGAGCCAACCGTGTGCAGGGGTTGGACGACGGCGCCGGCCGCGCGGAGCGCTTCGACGATGGCTGGCTGGTTGCCGTCAGCGCGGCGCGCGAATCTCACGACGCCTCCGCATCGATACTGAGGATTACGGTCATTGGAGTTCCGCGAAAAGATCGGCCTGGTTATCCGCCACTGCGCTCATGCAGTTTTCCCGCGCTAAAGAAAAGTACGATGGCTTTAATTCCGACCCGATGCCTCGGCGCCCCATCTTGAGCGCTACATAAACCTCGCTCCCAATACCGAGAAACGGCGTGTAGACCAAATCATTCGGATTCGTCCACAACTCGACGGCCCGCTCAATCACGTCCAATTGAAGGGGTGAAATATGTCGCTCGTCGTCGTTCTCGCGGGCGCTCATGTATTGCAGCGTCTTCGTCTGGTTGATATCCATCCAGACCGGCGAGGCGTAGCGCTGCCACAGATCGACCGGGAAATCGTCCGTCGTGTGCGTGACCGGTTCCGGGTTCTCGCCCGGCTTGCGCATGACGACTAGGTAATCGGCAATACCCTGGCGGCTCATCGTCGAGTCCTTGCGCAATTGCTTGTAGAGCAGGCCGAGTGCCTTCGTGCGCTGCATTGCGACAACCGGGTCTTTCCAGATGCAGACCTCGGAGTGATAGATAAAGCCGGCGTCCTGGTGCGCGCGGATGATTTCGCCGCGGAAATCCTTGATGCCGATGAACCCATCTCGAGCCTTGCTCGTCGGCAGGTTCGTGCAGTGGATTGCCACAAGCCGGCCCGGCTTCATGATGCGGATATGCTCCGCGATCAGGAAGCGGTAGTGCGTCCAGAAATCAGCGCTCGATGCATTGTTGCCCATGTCTCGCTCGGAATTGCTGAACACGAACAGCGATTCGAACGGCGGCGAATAGACCGAGAAGTCGATCGAGTTGTCGGGCAGCGTCCGCGCCAAGTCGACGCAATCGGCGTTGTAGAGCGAAAACCGCTCGTGGATTTCCTGGTTGATGACATTCATTAGTGCTCTCTGCGTTCTGGGCGACCCATGCGGGATCACGATAGGCAACGTCGGGCGATAGGCTTCCGTGCCGCTCGAAGCGCCTTGAATCTGTTTTTGCGTCAGTTCGCGCATGTAGCCGACCATTTCTCCGGCCATCGTGTTGGCCTGTTCCTGCTTGCGCTTGATGTTGTCCTTGACCGCGCCTTCGGTTTCGGCGGTGATGATGTGGACGTCGACTTCGCGCTTCTGTCCGAACCGATAGCAGCGGCGCACGGCCTGGTAGAACTCTTCGAATGAGTCGTTCATGCCGGCGAAGATCATCTGGTTGCAGAATTGGAGGTTCAACCCGGCACCACAGATTGACGGCTTGCTGACCAGCACGCGCGCTTGGCCGTGCGTGAACGCGTGCATGGCGTCGACCTTCTCATCGGGCGTCATGGAGCCCGTCACCTCGACCGCGCCGAGGACCATCTTCGTCAACCGCTCCGATTCCTCGTTGAGGTGACACCAGACGATGACCGGGCCGTCGTGATCGTTTGCAAGGCGCGCGGCGAGCCCGAGCCGATCGTCGATGCTGGCCTTCTTGGCTTGGCGACGCTCCGACAGCGATTGCGCGACCGTCGCGAAAAGATGACCCTCGAGCAGTTCGCCGCCCGACACCACGTGCTCATGCAGATTCAGTGCGGGCAGCACATAGGCCGAGCCATCAAAGCCAAGATCAGCCGGCGTGCGGATGCAAATCGCCCATGTCGCCATCCACTCCCAGAACTTGACGCGACCATGACCCTTGAGGCGCCATTTACCCGTATCCCCGCCGTCGTGCGTGAAGAACGTCGACAGCATTTCGACCGCGGTCATCACGCCCAGGAATTCCGCCTGATTTCCCAACTCCATCCAATCATTCGGGCTCGGCGTCGCGGTGCATGACAGCTTGTAAGGCGTGCGACGAAACGAGTCCGTGATGAACTGGCGCGTCTTGCCGTTCACCGCTTTAATGACGCTCGACTCGTCCAACACCACGCCAACGAACGATTCCAGGTCGAACCGATCGAGCATTTCGTAGTTCGTAATCGTGATGCCGTCCTCGACCTCCGCGTCTTGTCGGCAATACTTGACTGTGACGCCGATCTTTGCGGCTTCCTCGATGGTCTGTTGGGCCACGCAAAGCGGCGCGGCGATGATGACGTTTCCGCCCGTGTGCTTGCAGACCGCGTTCGCCCACGTCACCTGCTGAACGGTCTTGCCGAGCCCGGTATCCTCGAACAGCGCGGCGCGGCCACGCTTAAGCGCCCACTTCACGCACGCGGCCTGGAAGTCGAACAGGGGGCCAACCGGAACGTCGCAATCGAAACCCGTCGGTACGTCCGCGAATTGCTTCGATCGGATGAATGCCTCGTACGCATCGTTAGGACTACTAAGCACCCTTTTCACATCGCCTTCCATTCTTTTGTCTCCCCTTAATTAGTCGCGGGCTTCCATGCGGGACACGTGTGCTTTGCGGTCACAAATTTCCATGAAGGAAGCAGTGCGCAGTTGCGTAGGCCGACTTTGTAATGCTCTCTGTGTCCAGGATCGGTCGTTTTGTGCTGGCATGTGCCGCATTGGCGGTCGTTAGCCATGAAAATCCTCTCGAACCGGATTCGTGGCTAGCTTTCCGAGAACGTCCATAAACTCTTGGCCCATATCCAGCCCTTCTTCGTAAATCCGATAGAGCAGATCGGACGCAGCGCGACGGATCGATTCGATTTGTTCGGGCGTCGGCTTCATACCGCCCCCTTCTTCGAACCTCGGTGCGACTCCCAATCGAACGCGACCCAGATGCCGCCTTCGCGCAAACGATCGAAACTGCGCTCGCCCAGGAATTCCTTCATTCCGGCCTTCCCGAGATTCGTCAGCAGGATCGTCGGCATCAGATCGCGATAGCGACGGTTGATGACGTCGAACAGAATCACTTGCTCGCTCTCGGTGCCGTACTGCATGCCGACTTCATCGATCACCAACAGGCCGATCGTTGACAGGTCATCGAGAACCTGAGCCTCGGACATTTCCGAATCGCGGCGCCACGTCTCGCGGATCATCCGAACCAGGTCGAGCGCGTTGATGTAAATCGCTGTGCTCGTCTGCATGACCGTGACCGCGGCTGCGATTGCCAGATGGCTTTTCCCCGTCCCCGGCTTACCCGAGAAAATCACCGTGGTTCCTTGCTTGCGGTGCTCGGCGAAGTTGCTGGCGAACTCAGCGGCGACCTTGAGCGCTTCGCGCTTGCCATCGGTGTCGGCGATGAAGTTGTCGAACGTGCGATCGCGGAAGCGTTGCGGGATGCCGGCGCGGCTGAGGCGTTGCTCGATGCGCGCCTGACGGTCGCGCTCTTCGTCGGCAATGCGGCGCTTTTCCTCGGCCTCGCGATGCTCCGCGCCGCACGTCGGGCAACCCGACCAGATCGTCCGCTTGTTGCCAAACGGCAGCGTCATGCCCGATTCTTCGAATGCCCCGTGCTTCTCGCACTCGCCTTGGCGCGTCAGGTTCGAAATCTCAAAAGCTCCCATCGTGGGCAACTCCTTCGCGGTAGTCGATTGTGTCGAAGCCGCTATGGCGGCTTTGCTTCCCTTTGCCCTTGGCCGCAGGCATCCGCGCGTTGATCGCGGCGGAAATCCATGCGGCCGGCTCGACAGGCTTTTCACGCATGAACTGCTGGGCTAGTTCCCATGCTCCGTCGTCGCCAAGTTGCTTGCGTGCCGCGCCCAAAAGCGAGCGAGCATTGCGGTCAGGAACGCCGCGCTCGACAAGCCATGGGACAGCCAACTGAAAAATCGATTGCTCGGCAGTCAATCCGCACGACGCATCAGCGTCCGTTCCGTTAGGAACGGAAGGGTTTATAGAATCTCCCTCTCTATGTCCCTCTCTCTCTCCCTCTCTATTGGAGGGAGTTTCCCCGGCTTGTACAATTCCTGTCCCTGTATTGTCCCTAGGGACAGGTAACCTTTGTCCCGAGGGACAACCTTGGGAAATCCACTCCTCAAACGTGGGACGCGGGATACCTGTATGGTGTCTGTCGTTGTGCTTCTTGATGCGCGCACATTCAGTTCGCCACTTCTGATCTAACTTTGAATCCCATGCCTGGGCGGCTTTTTCGGCGACTGTCGGGTTATATAGCCGACCATCTCTGCACTTAACCCACCCATGCAGAACATCACCACGTAACTTGTCCCATTTCGAGGGCTCGCAACGGGCAAGATCGGCGAGCACGTCATCGTCATCCTCGAGCGATCCGGCTGGCACGTCATGCCATGAGGCAGTCCACAGATTGACCATGTAAAACGCGAGCGCAGGATTGCGCTTGGCCTTTAGCCATGCTTTGCTTCGTCTCAGGCGATCAACATCAAGCGGCATGAACGGGAAATCCCGCAAGTCGCAATCAGGCGGCGTCAGCGGTTCCGGCAGTTCGGTCACACATTCCTCGATGCTTTATTCGATTGCACGCCAATCTTTGCTGCCTGCTGATAGATGCTTGTTGGCGAACGGTGCGGCAAAAGCGTCCGGCATGCCTTGCATCCGCCAGCGGGGTAGTGCTTGCGAACGACGGCCAGTTCCGGCGTCGTCCAGTAGTACGGTCGTTCTGCGTTCACCGAATCACCTCAACCGCGAGGCACGAAAGCCACATCAGGAGAAACATGACGACAGCGCCGCAGCAAAATCCGATCAGGAATTTCATCTCAGCACCCGCCTAGGTAAGAGAGCACGCCGGCCGAAATCAGGTTGAGGGCCAGCCGCCGCAACTCGGCACAGTCCCGGCATTCGTGCGAGAGTTCGATGAGGTCTGAGGCGGATTGGCTCATGATTTCTGGCTCGAAAAGTTATGAAGCGCGGCGCACATCCAGAAAAACACGACAATAAAGCTCGTCGCTATTACCGGAACGCGCTGCCAATCGTCGTCGCCGAACAGGCTCGTCAAGTAGGAGCCTACCCAGAAGCTCGCGATTGCCATAAGAAGGCAGGAAGTGCCAGCGACGATCTTCATGCCTCCACCTTCAAGTCTTCGTGCGTTTCTTCGTCGATAGGAAGGCCGGTGATGGGCAACAGCGATGCATCCCGGCAGGGCGTCTGCATGAAGTGCCATACGCGTCCGTCGTGGAGGCGCCACGGCACCGGCCGGGGAAATTCAACGACCCAGAGCAGCGATGAATCGCACGGCTTAAGGATCACCGCTTGGCCATCGATCGACACGAACTGATCGCCAGGAAGCGCGGGACGAATCACTGTGCCAGCGCAGCCGATGAGTTCCGGCGTCGTGTATGCGCTGATGACCATAACGAGATCGTCTTTTTTGCATCGAGTGTTCATTACGCGGCCCTCGCCAGATCGGTTTGCGGTTTTCCAAGCACTGCGGATAGGGCGCCCTTGAGCGCCGCGTTCTCAGCCTTCAACGACTCGAGTTCGGCTCGCAATTCGGTCATCTGCGCTTCCTCCGATCCGCTCGTGTTCATACCTACCTTCATCGCCTCGTACTGCACCAATGCCCGGTTGCCGCACAGTTCCATCAATCGAACCCGCTTGGCCGTCGGGAACCATGCCGTGCCGCTGAGAATTCTTGAAAATTGGCCTTTGTCGATCGACAGTTCCCGGCTCACGTAGTCGCTCGTAAAACGGCTCAGTTGTATGCAAAGGCGCATCGCGTCAATCTCGTCGTCGCACATCTTCACAAGTTCGGCCGGCGCATCCTTTAGCCTTGCTGGCTGGCCGTGTACGGGTAGTTCGCGTTGCATGCGTTCCTTCTCCCTTGTGCTTCGTTGCGACTACTTGATTGGTGTTGACGGTCCCTAGCGATAAAAAATGGCGTCGAATCAACGAACGCCTTACCCGGAAAACGAACTGCTATGCCAACCTGCTTAACTTTCCTGCTAAGTCTTAAAGATGATCGTCGCGAGCGGACCGCCCTCGGTGCTCTCGACCTTGACCGGACTTCCGCCGACTGGCGGCTGTACGTCGTCGCTGGCAGCGACGCGCTCAATCAATTTTTTTGCCTTGCGCTGCTTGGTGAGCAGTTCCGGCCAGACTTGGGCTATAACTTCTTTAGGGAAAAGCTCAAGTCGAGTCACCTGACCATCCGTAGCTGTTTCGATCGGAAGTCCGAAATGAACCGGAACGGGTCGGGTGCCGGCCTTCCAAGCGCTGACATCAGAGGCATGCGCGCCGATCTTTCGAGCCAGTTCGCTAGTGCGTCCGCGTTCGCGGTCGAGGTAAGTTTTGAGTTCCATGCAGCACATTATAGCGATTCGCTAGAGCTTAGCAATAGCGAATCGCACATCGACATTTCTAGCGTTTTGCTATGGAATGCGCGGCATGAAGACAAGTGACGAAATCCGGCGCGACAACCTACTGATCGCGATCGCGAGATTCAAGACGACAGCGGCCCTCGCCGTCGCGGCGAAGGTGTCGGCAGCCTACCTAAGCCAAATCAAGAACCGGACGCCCGAGAGCAAGACCGGGAAACCCAAGGGAATGGGGGATGATGTCGCGCGCAGGATCGAAGAGGCGCTGAACGAACCCGAGGGGTGGATGGATGTGCAGCACAATTCAGCAACTGCTGACAAGCTGTCAAATATACGAGGTCAAGAATTACCGGTTAAAAAACCAATCCCAGGCATGATTAGTCCCTCGCCAAACGCGCCAGCGGAGTATTCTGATGGCTCGCCGGACGACAGCGTAGGCGATGGATTGGGGCTCATACCAGGGAGGATGGTAGCGGTGGTCGCAGAGGTGCAAGGGGGACCAGAGGGCTTCGTCACTATCGACGATTACCCGGCTGGAAAGGGGTACGCGTGGGTAAGGGGTGTTCGCACGACAGACCCGCAGGCGTATGGATTCAAGGTGCGCGGCGACAGCATGCGACCAAGAATAAGAAGCGGTGAATACATCGTTGTCGAGCCGAGCGAGGAGGTGAATCCTGGCGACGATGTAGTGGTGAAATTTACCGATAAGAAGGCAGTCGTAAAGGAGTTGCTTTGGATACGCGATGGCGATGTTTGCCTTGGTTCGGTCAACGGTGATGGCCAGCCCATGACCTGCCCACTTTCGTCGATCGTATCCATTCATCGAATCGCGGCGATCATGCCGCGCGGCTCAGCGATAGAGATGAAGAAGGGCGTCTAGCCGCACGCTCGCCCGTATCGTCAGCGCATCCCGCCGAGGCGGGATTTTTTATGCGCAAACTGTTCTTGCATAGCATCTCAGGTTGAGATATTGTGGCCTCATGCGACTCTTCTCCAACAAGGCCTTGGTCGATTTCGCCGCAAAGCATGCGGATGCCGGGGTGCCGCTCCAGAACTGGCGCAAGACCATTGAAGCCGGCACGTTCGCGAACTTTGCTGAACTGAAACGGGCCTTCAATGCAGTGGATCGCGTTGGGAAGTTGTGTGTGTTTGACATTGGCGGGAACAAGTTTCGCTTGATAGCCGCTGTGCACTTCAATGTGCAGAAGATATATGTGCGTCATGTGTTCACGCACGGGGAGTACAACAAATGGAAGCCTTGAATTTTTCGCGGAACGATATCGACGAGCTGGCCGCGCACTTCGAGGCCATCTCCCAGCGCGTTCCTCTGCATCCGATCACATCGGAGCGCGACTACGATTTTGCTGTCCGGGCGCTGAATGCGCTGCTTGACGCCGGCGCCGCAGACGAAGAGCACAAGCTTGCGCCGCTTGTCGATGCGCTCAGTGAGTTCATCGGCGATTACGACGACGTGCACTATCAATTGCCGGAAGTCGCCCCCGCCGACGTTCTCAAGTACCTGATGCTCGAGAACGACGTGAAGCAGTCGGATCTCACCGAGATCGGGAGCCAGGGCGTCGTCTCGGAAATCCTCAACGGCAAGCGCGAACTCAATACGCGCCAAATCTCGGCCTTGTCGAAGCGCTTCAATGTGAGCCCGGCTGTGTTTTTCTCCCACTAGCTTGTCTCCGGCGAAAGCCGGCTTGAGTCTGTCGCATATGTTGGTGCGACAGCGGCCCGGACAGGCGATACTCGTTCGGGCGTCTGATCCAGGCCCCTGAATCATTGGGGGCCTTTTTATATGGCGATCCCACCATCGCAAGGGAGTGTTGCGCGGCCCGCACCGTGCTTAGGAAACCCTAAGCATTTGGTTGTAGAATGCCGTTAAGCAATCTAAACCTTACCCGGAGCCAGACATGCGTAAGAAGTCAGCGTTTGTTGCCGGCCTCCTCGAAGGCATCGCATCGCCCGGCTGTATCTTTGCCCCTCCCGTCAGCTATCCCCGAGTCAGCGGAAATGACGTCGATCGCCTGCGCGGCGACGTCAAAAATGTGGGTAACGATTTCCGGCGAGTGATCCAGCGAGAGCATGGCAAGAACACCAAGCAGAAGTAGTCCAGCTCGGCCAGCTCCGGCAACGCCCAAGACAGCCCAAGCCTCACAGCCCGCATCCGGTCTCAATATGACCTGGAGCGGGCCTTTGCCACCGCCAGGTGCTTTGCAGCAGTTCGACGGCATCATTTCCGACGGTGCAAACCGCATCATGGCAATGGTCGAGGCAGAGCAGGCCCATCGTATTAATCATGAGACAGAACGCCTTCGCATCATGGCTCGCGACACAAAGCGGGGTCACTGGATTGGCGGCGTCATCTCCATCGGTTCGATTGCCGGCGCGGTGACGTGCGTTGCCCTTCACGCGCCAGCCGCTGTCAGCATCGCCTTAGTTGGCATCCCGGTACTTGGGATGATTAGAGTCATCGTCGGCAACAAGACGACCAAGTAGACCGCCCCAGCCAATCACCAAAAGCCCGCCGCGCGCGGGCTTTTTTGCGCCCCTAAGTTCGACGCGGTTCGCACCCCAATCCTCGTAAACGATACCTAGTTTGTGGCGTTGCGAAATAGCAACGTCCATCTAGCATTTCGCTAATCGGCTTCCCTCGCACAACAGTGCGAATCGCTATAAAAAATGCTTGCGTTCCGTTAGCGAATCGCTATACTTCATCCATACCAGCGCAACACCAACCCACCACACACCGCACCGAACTGGAGACAGTCATGAGCGATCTGCTTCGAGAATTCCTGAGCGAGTGGCTGGCTTGGGCTGAGTCGGGAGGCCTGGAGCGCCAACCGTTCACGCGATTTTCGGGTCTTTGCCTGAATTTTTGGGAGTGGCTTGAGGATCGCGATGCCTCATTCAAGGAAATCACCGGGGAAATGAGTGCTCTGGAAGGTTTGTTCATTTCGGAAGGACTAGACCACATCACTCCATTCGGCGCCTCCGTTAAATACAGCGACGAAGGTGACAGAGCCTCAATGCACCTAAATCCGCAACGCCTCGCTTGGGTTCGCTCGAAAGTCGCGCAACACGAAGCAGCATAGGGAGCCAGCCATGACCCACGACGCCCAGCAATCCATTGCCCGCGTTCGCACTCTAGCCGAAGACGCACGCAAGCAATACAACGACGAGCTCGCGGCCGGTGGTGAGCCTAATTACCCGCAATGGATCGATGACGTTTTGGCGGTTTGTGAGTTGGCGGAATCGGCAGTAGGGCAGTAACTGTTTGTAGCGAGAAGCGGCAGCGCTTCTCAGTGCAAATAGCACCAGCGCAACGGCGCGACGCCTAGTGACAGTAGGCGGGTTCTTTTACAACGTGGTGATTGAGTGTTGGTCAGTGCTGGCGATCTACGCCGACACGTTCTCGGCACTGTACCGGTGTGAGTCCTTGGCTGGGCTTAGTCAAACATCGGAGCGCAGCGGGAAGTTGGGGGTCGACCAATAACAGCGGGAGCCGGGCTAGAACGGCAGGCCGCACGATTCCGGTTGAGCAACGATCAACCGTTGGTCGCCAGCCCTGACGACATTCGATCACTGCTTCATAGGATGAACAGATGCGTTCGCGCATCCTGCCCCTGGCCCGAGCGGCAGAAGTAAAAGCTCGGAAATGTCGGCCAGACGAGCCGATTCCGCAAGGCGCCGCGCGATCACGGCGAGGTAGTGATCGCAACCCGAACCCAAGCCGGAGCCGATTCGATCGGGTGTAGTCGGATGGGTTCGGAGAGACACCAACATTCACGAAAGCGCGTTGCGTCTCCCCCTCATAGAGACGCGGACCCCGCTGGGCGACGTACCTCATGCAGAGAATCGCATGGATCAGGCGTTCGCCGGTGCTAGGACCACCGAAACGGCGACCCTTCATTCCTCTCCCTGAGATAGCGCAGCGCGCCTCCGTGAATGATGATGTAAGCAAAGAGCAGCGGGAATCCATCGAAACCCAGCATGAGTCGCGAATCTATTACCTGCGCAGGCCTAGATACGAGGAGCGGCAAGCAACAGTGCGAACTTGCGATGGTGACTGTCGACAATAGGTCGGCCCTCAGCAATGCTGAGGCGTGGCGACTGGCGGGTAATGCCGCGACGGGTCAACAGATCCGTGTCAGGAACAGTCGTCACACCTGAGCGTTGCAAGAATACCCACGGCGAGGGGACGATCCGATGCGCTTGCCTGCCAGTGCATCGGGGACCCAGAACAGAGACGGGCTACACCGAGGCGCTTTGCTGGCGTTGGAAAATCGGGAAGGGTCATAGCTAAACGCCAGCACTAACACCCCTTTCCCCGGAGCGCACAACTCTGCGCCGCACGCAGGCGCTTCGGGTTTCTATTTAGGAGTACTGATTAAATGAGCGAAGACCAAAAGGTCGTGCTGGCATACAAGGGGTTCGACAAAGACCTTGCATGCTCGCCGGTCGGCGGGATGAAGTTCCAGTACGAAATCGGAAAGACGTACGAGCACGAAGGAGATGTTGAAGCATGCGCGTCAGGCTTTCATGCTTGCAAGAACCCGATCGACGTCTGGAATTACTACCAGCCCGGCACGTCGCGCTTTTGCTTGGTCGAACTCTCTGGTGAGATTCGACGGCACGAGCAAGGCTCGAAGATCGCTGCTGGCCGCATCAAGATCAAAGCCGAAATCGGAATCCCGCAAATCATCACCGACGCCGTGAAGTTCATCATGGCGCTCGCCAAAGGCGAAGCTGCTACCACGGGCGAAGGGGCCAACGCTGCTACCACGGGCAACTGGGCCAACGCTGCTACCACGGGCAACTGGGCCAACGCTGCTACCACGGGCAACTGGGCCAACGCTGCTACCACGGGCTACAGGGCCAACGCTGCTACCACGGGCAACTGGGCCAACGCTGCTACCA